GTTCCATCAAAATTTTCTCATTTGTTCGAGAGGGATTAAGTAAAGACTTCAAATGTTTAAATAGGTCAGTGAATAAATCGAACTTTATTTCAGCTGACATACCTTTAAACATCTTGAAATCAATATTCAAACCTTCAGGCTTAATAAGATCATCAAATTCATGATCAGAAAAATCACTATCGGCACGCTTACGCAAGATTGCACGCTTCTCAGCATCCAATGCTCGAATATGACGTTTATGCTTCAATTGTTGTTTCTTCTCATGAAATTCAGGCAAATCCAACAACTTCGTTTTCTCTTCAGATCGTCTTGTCTTCGAATCACGCTTGGTATTGCCATTCAAACAAACTGGTCCTGGATTTGACTCCACACCAGCTCTCAACAACAACATTTTAATAATTTCACGCGGATCACAATTCACATCATGCGTCTTCAAATACCACCAATACAAAATTCTTGGAAATTTGCATACAATCAACTTTCGTTGAGCTGTAACATCTTCCCAAGCTAATTGCAAGGCATTGGCATATGAAGACAACATATCAGGCGAATAATCATCTACAAATTGCAAAACTATTCTAATATCCGAATATAATTCAAAATCAAACATCTTATCATATGGTATGAAGCGACTGTACAATTCAAAAGCAGCAGGAGGTAAAACTGGATTTTTAAACCAATCATTTCCTGTCACCAATTCTCGTTCACTCCATGTCATTCTGCAAGGTCCTGGATTTGGTTCTATTCCTTCCTTAGTCAGATCTTTCACAAAATTTGGATCTTGTTCAAGAGCATATTCAGAGAGCATCATAAAGAAAAACTCCCAATCATCTCGAAAACCATCCATGAGATTCAGTACTTTATCAAACCGCCATGAAGCAATTCGCAGTGGTACACCAATGTCCAAACAATCATCTTCAGGATCCATAAAATCAAAAAACATCTGGATAAAACGGTTCATTGAACCGTAATCATCAAATGAATCATAAATTACAAAATCATATTGAAAATTATCGCACATAGAGTGATTACAAGCATGAATATATTCTTTATAAATTCGAGGTTTGCAAATATGATTCACCATATCTTCACAACTATCGATTTCACCAGAACTAATCAATTTTGTCAAAGCTAAATCCTTCAATGTTCGCGGTTGATAAATCTTACCAGTATCAGATACTAACGGGCCATCAACATCAATCATTTGATTAACTTGAATTGGGTCAGGTTGGGGCAATGGTAAGTTCAAAAGACGTCTT